GACCGGTTCCACACATCGCTGCAAATCTTGTTGCCGGGCGTCGAGCAGTCGTAGCCCGCCGAAAACTTGTACAACAGGTAGGCCTGGCACGAGCCGGCGTAATCCCCCGCGTTGGCGCGCTTGACGATGCTTGATTTGCACAGCGCGCCGGTGCCGTACTGGTAGCTGAAGTCCACCATCTGGTCGTACTCAAGCGGCAGCAGCGGCGCCGTCAGGCACTGCTTTATGCGCGCCTCGGCTTTGGTGATGTAGGCCATGCTGCGCTGCAAGCCCTGCACTGGGGTGGCGCGGTCACCCAGGCGCACCGGCGAGCCATCCGGGCGCTCGGTCATGCCAAAGGCCACGGTCGGCACATCGCCCCGGGTCGGGATGATGGCCTTGTCGGTGAAGCCCTCGCGGCTCAGCAGCGCCACCAGCGCCACGGCGCTCAGCGACAACCCCTGCACGGCAACACGCTTGATGCTCATGGCTTGGTCTCCACTTGTTTTTGCGCCACGTTGCCGGTGATGTAGGCGGCCACGGTGGCAATCACGACAGCGCTGTACACGCCATCAGCAATGTTTCCAAGCCAGCATAATGTTGTGGCGCTGGCCAAGGAAAACAGCGCCAGGATGAATTTGCGCGAGCCCAGCCGCTTCATAGCCAGCCCCAGAAGTCCCAGAACTTTTTCAGGCGCTTGAGGTAGGTTTCAACTTCGTCCACGGGAATTTCCTTTGCGGGTCAGGTCGCGCCAGATTGACAGCAGCTTGTGGCCGATCAGCAGCAGCGTGTAAAGCAGGGTGCACCACAGCACCAGGTCGCTCACCGGCATGCCGGCAATCGAGGCCAGCGACACACTCACAGGGGGTGTGGCTTTGGCGGCCAGGGCGATACCGGACTCGGCGGCTTGGGTGGCTTGGGTGGTTTGGCTCATAACGGCAGGCTCCAGGTGGGCAGGTAGGTAAAAATGGCAAGGCCAACCCCGACACCCGCCATCCCGGCCAGCATGTCCAGCCAGTCGGCGGTGTGTTTGTCGGGATGGCGTGCGTCATAGACTTCCTTGGCCGCACCAACCAGCAGCGTGAGTGCCACGGCATACCCCATCGCCATCAGCTGACCCAGCACCAGCATCAACAGCAGGCTCACGCAAAAATGTTGCACTTTGTCCCTGGGGAACATGGGCGTCCTTGGGAATGTGTGGGCAAGCTCGCGCTGCCACTGGATGCGGCAGTGATCCGGTTGCCAGAAAAACAGCGCATTGATGGCGCTGGCCGTCCAGCCCCACCAGGGATGATTTTTCTCATCCATGCGGTAAGCGCGTGCACTCAGGGTCTCGTAAAACGAGCCACCCAGCAGCGCATTCACCACCCGGTCCAGCCAGACCAGGGCGTCAAGCAGCTTGCTCATAAATTTCCTTAAGCATGTTTTTCATGTGCCTGTAACTGCCCGTGCGCAGCGCATGACCCAAGCAGGAGGCAATGGCTTCTTTCTTTCCATCTTTAACCGCCTTGGCAAAGGTGTACAGGCTGTGCTTGCGTACAAAGCGTGTGCTGCGCCAGGTGCGAAAGCCGACAAAGTTCAGGCCGCGTTTGCACTTGTGCAGGCTATGCCGCGACAACCCAAGGTGCAACTCGTCGGCAATAAAAGCCTCGATCCGCGCCAGCGCCGCCACACAGCGTTCACGCGGCCAGCCAAAAATCACAAAGTCGTCCACGTAGCGGCAGTAGCGTTTTGCGCCCAGCTCACGCTTGATGAAGTGGTCCAGCGGATTCATGTAGATCAGCGCGTAGGTTTGCGAAAGCAGGTTGCCAATCGGGATGCCCACCGGCTGGCCGTATTCGGCAAACTGCATCATCACGGCCACAAAGCGCTTGTCTTTGATCTGGCGTTCAATCTGGGTGCGCAACACGGCGCGGTTGATGCTGTAGAAAAACTTGCGGATGTCGAGTTGCAAGATGTAGCTGTCTGGCGCGCTGCTGCGCAAGGCTGCTTGCGCATAGTCAGCCGCGGCGTGGGTGCCCTTGCCTTTGCGGCAGGCATAACTTTGGTCAATGAAGGTGCGGTTGAAGATGGGGTACACCAGCCTGTAAATGGCGTGCTGCACCACCAGATCACAAAAGGCCGGGGCAAAGATGGTGCGCTCTTTGGGCTCGTGAACCTTGAACTCCTTGTAGGGGCGCGGGGTGTACGTGCCGTTGTGCAGCGCAGCATGCAACGCTGCCAGGTTGCTTGCCAGATTGCGACCAAACTCCAGGGTGGCCCGCTTGCCGCGCTTGCCCTGACTGGCATCTACCCACGCCTGGTACAGCGCGTCGGGCGTGAAGGCCTTCTCGAATAAATGGCCAACCCGTTTCATGGGAAAGCCCCCAGACGTTCGACTGCAACACGGCAGCTACCAGAAAAGGGGCGTCCAGCAGATTTCGCAAAGGCTTGCGCCGAGTGCAGGAAAGCGCCTCCCTTGGCTCCACCATCTGCCTGCGCAGTGCGAGGTGAATCCGAGTCCAGACGACCGCCAATGTTGTCGTTCGTATTCGAGCGTGCGTTGTTGCAATTGAGGTTGAACACGCCAGCATTCGCCGAGTTGTTCCAATTACCGCTACGGATCGGGCACATGTTAAGACGCCTCCCTTTGTTGCCCGCCATCGGGATTCTGTTTGGCACGCTCAGCCACCGTCCAGCCGCCAATCATGCGGCCCAGCTCATCCACCATGCGGCTGATGACAAGGTAGCGATGCGTGGCCGTTTTGTCGGTGCCGCCGTCCATGGCCCCATCTTTGAATTTGAAATAGCCCAACTCAAAAGCAAGTCGCAAGAACATGCGAAGTTGCTCATGGCATATATCCAAACTCGACAGCGCCGTTTTCTTGTGATAGCGCTTTTGCGCCTCGACCATGAAGCCATACACCCCGTAAGCCGAGTTTCTGATCTGCTGCGACAGACCGTACTTCTCGTGCTTGGGGAAATGCGCTAAATAGAGGTTCATTTGCTTGGCAAAATCAATGAACTTGGTATCAAGCTTGGCTTCATCATGGGCACCCATCGCTATCGCTCAGGTGCTCAGAGAATCAAGGCCAGACGACCGCCAAAGTAGGCGGCCGCATTCGAGCGTGCGAGGCTGCAATGGAGGTCGAACACGCCAGCAGTCGCCGAGTCGCTCCACCGACCGCCACGGAGCGGGCACCGTTCCGAAGTCACGTCGATGTAAAACGCATCACCACCCAGGCCGGTTGTGATGGGGTACAGGCCATGCGCCTTGACCAGTGCCAACGCAACAGCGCCGACCGGGTTCGCGCCCGTGCTGTTGACCATGCCCTCAAAGCTACCACCACTGTTGCGGTATAAGGTGAAGTCCGCCGTGCCACTGGCGGCGGCGGCGTAGCGCACACTGCCTGCTACCGGTGTTCCCAGCGTGGCCGCAACCAGTGCGCCGGTTGCGCCGTCAATGGCGTACCACTTGCCGGTGGTGGCATGTAGGTCGTCGGTGATGGCTTGTGCGGGGTTAGCCGCTGTGGTGCCGTCAAAGCTGATCAAATTGATTTCGCCGCTGTTCACGCGCATCCCCGGCGACCATTCCCACACGTTGCCGTTCAAATCCGCGATGCCAAACGGGCTGTTGCCGGTGCGCCAACTGTTCGGCCCGGAGCCTGTCAGCACGGCATTGGTCACCGTGCCAGAGGCTGCAGCCAGCCGGCCAGCATTGGCACCTGTGGCAGCGACACCGCGCTCGGTGTTGTTGTCTGAACTGCGCCCGTAGTCGGTGTTGCCATTGGGCTGGAAGCCCTGTGCCAGCACCATTTGATGCGCAGCACCCCACTCGACATTGTTGGCCAGGTGAAAGCCCGATGCCGATCCGCCATTGCACGCATTGGCGTAGTTCACAAACGTGTCGTGGTTGGTACTGACCAGCGGGGCCACACCCGGCAGGCTCAGCAGCTCGCCATTGCGCAAGCAGCCTTGGTACTGGCCAAAAAATAACTCACCTTTGGCGGTGTTGCCCGCACCTGCACGATCGGCCAGGTTAAACGCCGGGTGCAGCGCGCCGCCCACCGAATCATTGAATGCCGCCATCACATAGAAATACGAGGGCTGCCCCAGTGCGGTGTAATGCACCGTATTCAAGCCCTTGGAGGCTGTCTCAACCTGCTTGCGCAGGGAGTCGTAAGAAAGAATGGTCAGTGCCATGATCAGACTCCTTCAGGCGCAGGCTGGGCTGCATCCCGCGCCGTGGCCGCGTCGATGTAGGCGCTGTACAACATGGCGTAGACCGTGCCGTAACTCACGCTGGTGCCCGTGGCCGCGCCCGTGGTGGGGTCGATCAGCGGGATCATCTTGGCTGCATCAAAGTCCATCTCGATACTGCCCGAGCCGTTGATGATGGAGCCGCCCGTTTCCAGCGACACCACCACTTGCTCGTCAAACTTGACCGTGGGCACGGCCCCGAGGCGGTTGCTGATCAGCACTTGGTTGCAGCGGGTGTAGCTGGAGCCGGTGATCGTAGTTTCTTTGTAATTTGCCATGATGTTTCCTTGAAGTTAGAACGAGGTGAGTGCGACACGCTTCCAGACGTTTTTCGCAGTGCAGACATACAGGTAGCTGGCATCAAAGGCCACATTGCCGGGGTTGCCTACGGTGGTGCCCGAAGGTGTGCCGGGCGTCAACACCAAGGGCGACCCAGCCGCGTGGCCTGCAAGATCGGTGGCATAAGCAATGCCCCCTATCAGCCTCTGAAAAGTCTGGTTGTTCTCCAGCCATCCGGGGTCAAGCACCGCAGCAGCATCGGAAATCGGAATCTTGCTGGCCGCAGCCGTCAAACTGGCGGTACCGCCCGTCACAGTGGCAACCGCATTGTTTTGCGCAACAACCGCAGCCGCCCGTGCTGTATCAGCCGCTGTGGCGTGGTACTTGGCGCTGTAACCTTGGGTGGCGACAACTTCACCCGCTGCTTGCGTGGCCCAGTTTTTGGAGAGCGTGGCGCTGGTGGCGCTGGCTGTGGCTTGCGTGGTGGAAATGCCAGCTTGGGTGGTGGACGTGTCAGCTTGCGTAGTCGCGTCAGTCACCTTGGTATCTAGTGTGGCCTTGCTGACATTGACCGCACTCAGCAGGTTGGTGGTGGCGGTGGTGAGGGCGGCAACTTCAGTTTCGATGGTCATGGTGTGTCCTTATTGGAAAGCGTGGTACTGCGCAATGATGGTTTGCGTGTTGATGAGGCTGGTGGCCATGGCGGCCATGGGCTCGGTGAAAGTGGCAGCAGAGGCAGCAGCGGCGCTGGCCGAGGCGCTGGCGGCCGAGGCACTGGCGGAGGCGGCATCCTTGTAGCCGGAAGTCGTGGTCTTATCGGCGGCCACGGTGGCGGTGTTTGCGGCCACGGCATCCTTGTCAGCAGCCACTGCCACCATGTCAGCAATGACAATGGCTTTGTCGCCTGCCACGGCCTCCCGGTCGGCTGCGGTGGCTACTGCGTCAGCCTGGGTCAGCAGCACATCGGAAGCCGTCAGCGCGGCCTTGTCGGTGGCAATACCGGCTTGGGTCACGCTGATGCCGGCCTGCGCTGTGGCAATGTCGGCCTTGTCGGTACTGATGACCGCCTGGGCAGTGGCGGTAGTGGCCGATGCGCTGGCGGCAGTCGCTTGAGTGGTGGCAATGCCTGCTTGCGTTGTTGCCGTTTCTGCTTGTGTGGTGGCGGTGCCAGCCGAAGCGCTTGCGCTGGATGCGCTGGCGGCGGCCTCGGTTGCCTTAACCGTCGCAGCG